TTTGTTGCCTGGGCCTTGCGACTCAGTTCTTCCTGATGCCCCTGGCTGAGTGGGCCACGGCTATCTGGGCCCCAGGCACCCCTCTCCCAGAACTTAACACTGAAGAATTAATGAGCCTTACCCTGGCACTTCTTGGCCTTGGCGGTATGCGTAGCTGGGAAAAGTCTAAGGGCGTTGCAAGGGAAAGCGTGAAATGAGACAGAATTTTGAGCAATGCCTGGAGTGGCTTCTCGAACATGAGGGCGGGTTTTCAGCGCACAAAGATGATCCTGGTGGGGTCACTATGAAGGGCATCACGGCCAATACATATCAGAAATGGCTCAGTGAAACGCTGGGCAATGATGCGACTGTCGATGAAGAGGCCATGAGAAACATACCCGACATTCACGTTGAACAGATTTATCGTGAGGGTTATTGGGAAAAAATTTCTGGGGATAAACTGCCAGGCGGTTTGGATTGGAGCATTTTCGATTGGGCCGTTAATTCTGGGCCAGGCAGATCGGCTAAGACCTTGCAGAGATTGGTGATGGTTAAGCCGGATGGTGGCATAGGCCCCAAAACACTGACCGCGATAAGTGAATATAACACGGTCAGCTTGATTGATGATATGCACTCAAAACGCCAGGCATTTTATGAGCGGCTCAAAACCTTTGAGACTTTTGGCAGGGGTTGGACCAGGCGAAACGATGAGACTAGGGATCAAGCGCACCAACTGGCAAGTTCTGGAGAGGCGTAGTTTTAAGCACCTCAATCGTTCTGCGGCCCCCTGCCCTGGTTGTGATATAGCCACGGTCCTGGAGTGCGTTGACCAGGGTTTGAATACGGCCCGTTGATTTGACGCCAATTCCCTCAGCTATCTCCTTAAAGGTTGGGCTGTATCCCCTTTCGACCTGGAAACCTACGATAAAATCCAGGGTATCTTTTTGGCGCGGGGTCATGCTCATTCGTCATCTCCCATCCATTTGGCACTGATCGTAAGTGACCTCTGACGCTCGACCTTGCCTGGCTTTGCTGGGATAATCTTCTCGGGCTGGGGCTTTGTGACCCTGGTTGGCCACTTAACCTCAAACAACCGCTCACCATTCTCATCATTCAGAAAAGCGTTTTCATGCTTGGCCATATGATCCATCAATGCTGGCTCAAGTGATTTATAGTAAGCCTCAGTTGCCTTGGCCGCTCTCCTGGCCTCATAATATTCGAGGGCAATATCAGCAATAGGCTCCAGGTCAACGGGCGGCAGATCATCCTCACCGTTACCATAGGTCCGACTTGCGTCAGCCCCGTCCATTGCCGGATACCAATCAGGACCGTCCAGGCGCGAATAAAAATCTTCTGCGGCTTCAATCAATGCTGATTGTTGCTCTTTGTTAGCCTCATACACATTAAGCACAAGCCTGGTGCCCTGGTACAATGTGGCGATAACGCCCCAATCACAACCGTATGAAAGCATCTGCATCTGCAACTGCCAGGGGCCTCGGTATGGTGGTGGGACCTCAGTATATGGGGCTGAGGTTAGTTTGCTTTCAATGATGCCATTCCCAACCAGACCCATACGATCCTGACCGTTCATCAAAATGATGCCAGGCGAAGATGAAATAATTTTTGGGTCAGGATTAAAAAGAATACCGTCCAGACTGACTGAGAACATATCCCCATAGCTATAGACCTCAGTCACCTCATCATCATATTTATCGATGCCCAGGCGTTCAACTGCTTTGCGAATGATTGTTGACTCTAATTCATTGCCCCAATCGGCTGGCTCTGAGCCTGTGAATTGAGAGGTTTGATAGTTGCCTTTCCCCTGGGCGTTAAGTACCTGGGCCATCAGATCATTCCGGCTATCGCCAAAACTTGGATGGGCCTCACCCATTAGAACTGGTGCTTTTGATCCAGATAGTTTGGCATCAGATGTAAGTTTACCGACCATTGACTTATCTCCCCGCCAAATCAATCAAATGCTGATCGAAGGCATCAGAAACAGCGATGAAATAACACATTGCAACTGTGATAGTGCCGATACAAATGAACTCGAAAACTCCCCTAACCGCATCGCGCAGGGTGACAGGGGTTTTGTCTGAATAGGTTAGCCTGGTTGAATAGGAAGAGTTGATAATGCTATTTAGTATATTCCGCTGGCCGACTGGACTACCATTATATACATTATGCGACATTTCTTCTTGTAACTCTGGCTTAGGTAATTGATTTTCCAAGGAACACTCTCCTTTTGGTGTGGTGGTTAAAAACTACAATAGCCCGTGGGTTCCGCGTTTCCTACCCATACCCGTTTGGCTATTGATTTAGTCGTTTTGCGGCACAAAATCCTCTGCCACTGTGTCTTTATATCCATCTGCATCAAACTTTAACTTGCAGTGGCAGTTGTAAATTGCCGAGCGCATCAACATAAGCCGCGTCCGACTGTTTGTTTTAGATTTTAACTTCAACTTCTTTAATGCGGTTAGGTCCTGGACTAACTCAGAAAACCTATGGATCGAATTGTCCAAATGGCAATCCAATAAAGCTGGAATGGTCATTCGCATTGTTGGCCTCATTTGTGAGCCCGACTCCGCTTCCAGGATAAATAGGTTATTGCGATAGTTCTGTTGATTTCTCCATCGCTTGGCCCGTGTCCTGGGCAACCCCCCATAAATATCCTGGGCTTCCCTGGCTATCTGCATATGCTTTTGTGCAACCGTCATCTTAACTGGCTTCAGCCGACCCAGGCTATCATACTCTTCTGGGTTCTTGGCCTGGTGTTCATCTATACGGTTACGATCATCATTCATTTCTTCCAAAACATCATCTGAAGTTTTGAAGTAGTTAGTACCACGCTCAGTTTTGCTTGGCTGAGATAGTGAGTCCCTTTTAGACGTTTTGTTTCGGTTTTTGTAACTCATCATTCATCCTTTGTACCTGATCCGGTTGGTAAATCTCAACGCTACTTGGTGTTACATCTATACTGTCTCTATATGCCCGTCCCGCTTTAAGGACTGAGGTTGTCTCCAAAACGGTTAAATAGGCATCTAAATATTCGCCCATATTTTTGTCTCTAAATGTGTCTGAGCCTTGATAACAAAGCCTATCAACATTCACGACCCAACCTTCCTGAACACAATCATCAATCATTCGTGTCGCTTGTTGCCTGGAGCAACTCAGTATCTTTGAAATCTCAGTAATTGTGTAACCTTGGTTGTCAATACTTGCCACAATCATCAAATTGCCAAGTTGCCATTTCAAGCTTGTTGATGAAAAATATCTGCAACATTTGTCATGGCTGCGGCTGGTATGAAATTGATAAACCTTCAACTGAAACGCACACAATTCCCGCGCATAAAGCTGTCTTAAATCTGTGGTCATTTCCATTCTCCTAACCTGGTTAAAAGATTTCTAACGCTACTCAGGGCCCATTTGTCTTTACCGCGAAAGGTTTTAGCCCCCCGCGCCTCAAGCCCCTCACCTATTTTCCTGAGTGAGTCACACCCGTATTTCTTTAGATCGGCTATGACGGGTCTTAGTTCTTCTGCCCAGGCATCGACTGCACTGGCAGTTTCCGCGCCCCCTAGTCTTGCCCCTGCATAGGGGTCTGGGGTGCCCATTGTCTCTCCCCTGGCCTTCTTAGCTGCAAGAGCTTTCCTGGTACGGTCAGAGATCATAGCCCCTTCATACTCAGCAATATTCGCCATCATTTGCAGCATAAATTTATTTTGGCTAGGGTTGCCCATGTCCGGCACATCACAAGCGATGATCGGGATTTGGGACTCAATGATCCTGGTCAGAAACGCCAGGTTACGGGTTAGCCTGGATATGTTGGCTATGATGAGGGTCGCGCCCTCTTCTTTGCAATGCTTTAAGGCTGCGGCTAATTCTTTACGTCTGCGGTCTGATCTTTTACCAGACTCATGCTCGACATATTCAGCGATGATCTCCCATGCACCGCCATTCAAATGATCGTTAACTACTTTCCTTTGCGCCTCAATACCCAGGCCAGATTGTCCCTGGCGTTGCGTTGAGACGCGAAGATAAGCCACATATTTCCCACTATGCGGTGTCATTATCCTCATCCTCTCCTATCTTCTGTGACCACCATCCAAGGACGGTTGCCCACTTCTGCCTCTGTCATAATGCGCTTTTCATCTGGCGGTATGTGATCGCGTTGCCAACCACCTTCAGTCCAATCTGCCGCACCCATTCCCTCTCGCACTGTCCTTTCTAAGACAGCCCATTCAGCGTTAGATAGGTTGATCCGATAACCTTTCTTTAATCGTGTTACTTTCATCCCTTCTCTCCCTTATCAATTTCAATAACGTCTCTGATTTTCGCCCGTTCCTCTTTTGGCAAGGCAGTGAACAACATGGTCATTTCTTTTTCTTTTATGTTTGGAGTCTTGACCAGGTGCTTTAGGAACTCAGTTGCGGTTTTCATACTCTCTCCTCTCACTATACATATATGCTTTATTCACGTTTGTTACAATAGGCAAAGGGTAGTTACTTAAACATCTTGTGGACCAGCCACCTATCAGCCTCACTCATGGCCCAGGTGTTCTCCTTTAGCTGGGTAATGATGGGGCTAGGTTTTGCGTTATTACCCCCAGCCGCATCGATCTCAGCCTGGTTCTCGAAATACCATTTAAGAAACTCAAGCGCGGTCATTGTTATGCAACCTCTTTCATTTTGTTTTCGAGTTCTTCCATTGTGGCACCATCAACATGGTACAGCTTGCAATCTCCAAACTCACCGATAAGAACATGGTAATTTCCACACCACCGACCTAGTTGATTCCGCGCACCAGTAGCAGCCTCATCAAGAGTGGCAAAGGTGTCTGTCCACTTGTATTGGCAAGCAGTCTCATAATTTAACTTTATCTTTTTAGCCATCTATGCAGTCTCCTTTTGCTGATATTCGAGGGCCAATTCGTTGACCTTTAACGTGAGCCAGATAGCCGCCTCAGCGTTTTCTCTGTTGTCAGGGTCATACTTCTTCATTTTTTTGTAGGCGGCTTCTAGCTGAACCCCAGCTTTCCGCAAGTTATCTGCGATGACCTCATTCATTGTGATTGGTGCAGTCATTAAGCAACTCCATTTACTTGCCAGTTATAAATCCCGATTGCCTCATCGATGATCTTGTCATTGAAGGGCAACCCATTCCCGCCTTTGATGTTTGTCTCATCAGCCAGACCGTAGACTTCCATCACATGGGCCAGGGTCTTGGGGTTGTTGACCTGGGCGATCATGCCGCCGTTGGCGTAGGCCCTAACAACTCCATCTGCGATAACTTCAAACTCGGTAATCATTAAGCAGTCTCCTATATCAGCCCGTTTTTAGTCATACATTGGTTGGCGAGAAGGTTGGCGTAGCCAGTGATTTTCCGGCCAATCTTGTCTTGCTCGGCATCAAGTGCTTCCCGCTCGGCTGGATCAATAGCCCCTTTTCTAACTGTCCACTCGACATTCTCCATCACTTCTGCCCAGGCATTGAGTTTGCAGATTTGTGTTTTCTGGGCATCGTTTAGTTTCTCGAAGTCGATCATCTCCAGGACAGCCGCGATCTTGTCCCGATCAGCGTGGTTGCCGAGGCCCTTGAAAGTAACCTCACCGTCATCCAAAATGGCCAGGACCAGAACAGCCTCATAGGTCTGCTTCTTGGGTTTGCACCATTTGCCTGTCTTGGGGTTTACAAGTTGTTTGACAAACCGATCACCGCGTTTGGTGGTTTCGATCCAGAACCGAGCCTCAGTCTTGAGGGTCCAGCCCCAGGGCCAATCTTTGACAATGTAAGCAGTGTCGAAACACTTAGCGTCATAAAGCAGTTTCATTATGCAGTCTCCTTAGTGAGTGTGAATTTTACTTTGGTGTCACCGTTTGGAAGGTATGGGCAGAGGTCCCAATCATGTTCGAGGCCGTCTATGAAGTATTTAAGGTCATCGACAACATCTTTTTTGGTCATCTGGTTGTACTCTGGTTCACAAACCCAGGTGGTCGTCCCGTAACCAGGGTGGGTCCACGGCAGCTTGAAGGCGAAGTCCATCACGCCACAACTAAAGGTATAGTCCTCAACCTTTTCCCACCGCTTTACGCCGAGGGCCTTTTTCATTTCGGTTTCTGTGTACATTATGCAGTCTCCTTTTCAATGATGTCGAAGATGGCGTTGACGCCTTTTTCTGTAAGCCAGACGATGTGGTATTTGGTCATGCAGTTGGGCCAATCGCCCTGCCTGTCATCAATCCAAACAACTCCCTTCTTCTCAAGGCTGGCAATCAAGCCCCCTATCTGGTGCATATTCCAGCCAAGAGCGTTGGCAAGGTCGCCGACCCCACCGTTGCTGAAGTTGTCATCAAGCTGCGTGGCCCGATCCTCATAGTTGAGGCAGACTTTCATGGCGGCGATTTCGTTAACTGTGAAGGTCATGGTGTCTCTTTCTCCTTTTGTTCATCTCTCTTACACCTAGAAGATAGTACCATTCTGATTGTATTACAATAGCCATACGGTACTTTTTATAAAAAAAATGCAAAAAGGTTGTAAAATGGAAGTCCAACAGCAACAGCTTTATCTGTCTAAGTCCCTGAGGGAACTGCTTAAATCCGCAGCCAAAGGGCAACGCAGAAGTGTCTCAAGTTTATGCGAAGAATTGTTGACTGAGGCCCTTACCAGGCGTGAAAGTGGTTTCAATAGCCAAACGGAACAGCTTGAACATCTACAAAATGTCGCAAAGTCTATCAGATGAGTAGCCGCAACAAACAGCGTGGATATGAGTTGGAAAAGGAAGTCCAGGATTTTTGGGCCAGCCGAGGTGTGCCCTGCAAACGGGTCCTGGGGTCTGGTGCATATAAAGCGTATTCCGCTGACCTAGCTGGGGATGTCCAACTAAATGGACTCCTGGTCGAGTGTAAGCGGCGCAAAGGCGGGACGGGGTTTAAATCCTTGTACGCCTGGTTTGAACAAGACAAGGCTGATCTCCTGGTTGTCAGGGCTGATCGGATGCCGCGTCTTTACATAATCCCAGAGAAGCTCATGGAACAGTTCGCAGAGCAAATGGGATGGAAGAGCAAGGAGAAATAGAAATGCTTGGATTAGAAAACGAAAGCAGCGGTGAGTATATCCGTTTTAAACCCTCAGTTAACGCCTGGTATGTCGATGGTGAGGAGATTGCCTTGAAAGGTATGTCCATCGACCCAGACTCATTAAAGACGGGTTGGGGCCTTATTCAAGAGGGTGAAGCCCCTCAGTGGTCCTGGGATGAGCAAGTCGGGGTCAAAGCCCCTCGCCCTGATGGTGAATATAAGCGCGGTTTCAGCGTTATGGTTCACCTCAAAGATCATGGCTGGCGTGAGTGGTCAAGCAATGGCGCGGGTGTCAATCGTGGCATCTCGGCTATCTGGCCAGAAATTCACAAAAGCGCATCAGCGAATAAAGGCAAGATGGCTGGCGTTAAATACACCGGATCAACTGCCGATACTTCTGGCAAGGGTGCAACCCGCATCCCTAACTTTGAGCTAGTCAGTTGGAATAAGGTTGATGCTCAGGAACCCACACCTGAGCCCGAGGCTAAACAATCTCCCTTAGCCGAGGATGATGAACCTCTATTTTAACTGGCGGGGGGGCAGGGTCTAGGCATCAACTAACCCTGTCCCTTTTTTTACTGTGGGGCAAAAATGTCAGAATTAGCACAACATATAGAGACAGTGGCCAAGGCACTATTGGGAGAGCCTAACGCTAAACTGTCCAGCAAATCAGAACTGCGCTGGGGCAATCATGGCTCAATGTCAGTTGACCTGGTGAAAGGCACCTGGTTCGACCATGAGTGCGACCAGGGCGGCGGGGTTGCTGATCTTATCCGCAGAGATAATCCCCTGGCTAATGTGCCTGAGGTTTTACAATCCCTGGGCGTTGCCACTTCCAATGGCCATGCGGTCCCACATGATACGGTCAGGACTTCCCTGGTCGCAACCTATCCATACTGTGATGAGCATGGTGAGGTTACATATGAGGTGTGCCGCTTTGAGCCTAAAACCTTCAAGCAAAGGCGCGTGGTGAATGGCAAGTCCATCTGGGGCCTGGGTGATACTGATCCCCTGCCCTACAAATTACCGGATATAATCAACAACCCAACCAAGCCAATCCTGGTGGTTGAGGGTGAAAAGGATGCAGACAACCTGGCTAACCTGGGTTTTGTCGCAACTTGTAACAGTGGCGGGGCTGGCAAATGGGCCGAGTCACTCAATAGATATTTCGAGGGGCGTGATGTAATCGTGCTTCCAGACAATGATAAGGCTGGTGAGGCTCATGTCCGCACTCTCCTGGGCCATTTGCAGGGTAAAGCCAAGCGCATAAAGGTGGTAAGGCTACCTGTTGGTGACAAAGGCGATGTAACTGATTGGATTGCCCAGGGCGGTGATGCCCCGGGACTGAAAGACCTAATTAAGCAAGCTGGTGAGGTACGGGAAAAGGTCACGCCTCTTCCAACCCTTAGCCTGGATGATATAGCCAACCTTCCCCCTGTTGAATGGATGATCGAAGGGGTCATACCAGAAAAGGCCCTGGCCATGATGTATGGGGAGCCAGGCTGCGGTAAGACTTTCATCGCATTGGATATGGCTCTTAGTGTCGCTCACAGGGCCGAGTGGCAGGGTCAAACTGTCCTGGGTGGTAATGTAGTATATGTAGCTGGTGAAGGCGTGGGCGGTCTAAAAAAGAGGATTGCAGCCTGGCATCAGCATAGGGAACTGCCACAAAAAGCACCTTTCACCGTGGTTCCTATCGCTGTTGATCTTATGGATGAGAACAACGCCCAGGACTTGCAGACAACAATCCAGGCTGTAGCTGACGGGCCAGTGTCTATGGTTGTGTTCGATACTGTGGCCAGGTCAATGTCAGGCGATGAGAATAGCAGCCAGGACATGGGCCAGGTGGTAAGAGCAATGGACGCAGTAAGAGAACAGTTTAATTGCTGCGTCCTGGCCATTCATCATAGTGGCAAGGATAGCAGCCGTGGTGCAAGGGGCTCCAGTTCTCTACTAGGGGCTGTTGATGCGTCCATGAGGGTTGAAAGGGTCGGTGAGACGGTCAGCCTGGTCATAGAAAAGCAAAAAGACGCGGAGATGATGGACCCCATCTGGCTTAATACCAGGAGCATTGAGGTTGGTTCCGGCGTCCTGGCTTTAGAAGTAGACACAAGTTTAGTGCTAGAGCGAACCGACCAGGGGCCCGCAAGCAGCAATGCCAAGGGGCTGAGGCCAGCGCAAAAGGCAGTCCTGGATGCTCTGGATGACGCAATCATTACATCTGGTCAGCCATCGCCTGGGGGTGAAAACTATCCGGCTGGTGTGACCGTGGTTGCGGAGACTGCATGGCGTCAAACTGCACTCGCAAAATCAATTTCAACTGGCAATTCTGATGCCGAAAGGAAGGCTTTTTCGAGGGCGGCAGAAGCCCTCATTCAGAAGAAAATCGTGGCAAAATGGCAAAATCTAGTCTGGAAGGTAAAATAGGCATGGGACAAGTGGATGGGACAAAATGTCCAGAGTAAAAACAAAGGGTTATAAGAAATGGGACAAGTCTGGGACAAGTGTCCGACAGACGGGACGGACAGGACACTCTCTAGAGTCCTGTCCCAACTGTCCCATGTCCTCTGAAACCAGGTTGATAATCGAAGCCCATGACCTTGTGGCAAGAGAGATGGAAATCAAATGGGGTGTCGAGAGATTGCACAAGATCGTACCCGATGAGTTGGGCCAGAAGTTCATCTCCCAACGAGACAAACTCAATGAGGCAATCCATCATTCAAAAGATGAGGATATGAGAAAGCATGGTTCCGCAATGAAACGGGCCTACCAGGTATTAGATGATGAAGCGACAAAGATGGGTTGCGCACTGGTTGGAACAGACTATTGGGAAATGTCGCACCCTGGAAAGCCTGGCGTGGTGATTAGATTGGTTAAGACCCAGGAAGAAATGCCAACAGATCAGCCCGAAGGCGTGGCTTATCTCAGTGCAGATGAATTGATGGCTTTTGTCCCAGGGACAGTCATTGAGATCAAGCGGACTTTTAGTGGCTCCAGGGTCACTGAGATTAAAGGAAAGGACAAGATGCCAGATGACCCAATCCCCTTTTGATGACAAGCCAGACATTCGCAAATATAGCGTACTGCCAGCAAGAGCCATCCAGGATGATAACTTGCA